ACCCGTCAAGATTAAGGTCTTCCCAAATGGCTGCTTCTGCTTCGCCAATGGTATTATATGAAGCCTGTCCCATGATTGCAATGACTGGCTCATTCAAGTTATTTGTAGCAATAATCCAAGAGATCGCAAACTTGTTATTGTCAATATCTGTTGTTGACCAGTTTGGCGCACTGTATGAATTATATTTAGGGCGAGATGTGCCTTGTTTAAATGCAAACTCTGTTGCTACATCTTTTGTCCAGTGCGAGTTTAGCTTATAAAATACTGGTATTTCTGCGTTGCCTTGTAGTGTTTGCTCCCACGTATCAGCTGTAGGAGTCTCGCTATGAACAATGTCAACTTGTAAATCTTCATCAAAGAAAGTTCCATTTGCGATGTCAAATTTGGCGTGCGCATCGCTACTGCCATCTCCATCTATACTGTAATTATTTACGCCAAATCCACTAGCTATTACTGCTCCACGAGTTCTATGCAGATACTCATGAGTTGCCCAATCTAAAGTAATTCCATGACGCTCGTCGGCAAAGAAATATGCTTTTGAATCTGTTTGATTCCAGTATATATACGCTGTAGGAGTGTCATTTTCCCAATCAAAATAAGTTGTTTTATAATTTAATACTCCAGTATTATCGAAATAAATATAATATAATCCAGATGTCGTTGGTAAAGTCGTTGATTCTGTAGATGTTTTTACGTATCTTATACCCTTGCACCATACTGTATAGCTACTAGAAGCTGGAGATATTGTAAATTGTCTTGTGGATTCGTTAAACGAAATAACGCTATCTGCCTTATTCTCGTGACCAATTGGCTCTGAAGATGGAAATACACTATTTACCCACGTACTTCCATTGTATTGCAGAAGCTGACCATTTTGCGCTGATGTGATAACAACATCTGCCAATTCATCAATATTGTGAGTAGATATACTCGAAATATTTCCAGTAACATTTCCAACAAAATTTGCTGTTACTGTATTAAAGATTACATTGGCTGAAGAAGAAACGTCTTGACCAATCGAAATAGTTGGAGAAGAACCTTCTCCTGAATTATTAGAAAGTGTTACTCCAGTTCCAGAAACTAAAGACTGAACATAATCTCCTACGGTGTCTGTCCCAAGATTTATTTCATCATTAATCCAAGTAGATCCGTTATAACGAAGATAATCTCCATTTGAAGAATTAGATAAAACAACATCTGCTAAATCATCTATCGAAGCTGTTTCTATAGAACCAATATCGTAATAATTAGTTCCATCATTTGTAAATTGCCATTTATCAACTGATTCGTTCCAGCGGATTACGACATTATCTTCACTGCCACGGTTTACTTCTACTCCAGCATTTAAACCATCGGGAGGAACTCCAGTTAATCCAGAGTTAAGAATAATTATATTATCTTCAACAGTTAAAGTTTCTGTATTGATAGTGGTAGCGTTGCCAGAAATTGTTAGATTGCCAGAAATTGAGATATCAGAATTTATCTGTACACTATCTTCAGTTTGTATCAAAGAATCATTTGGCTGAGACCAATTTAAAGAAGTATTGACAAGAATATTTGAAGTATTTTTATAATACAATACCCCATTATATGGGTCTATTGCTATCTGTCCTTGAACTATATTTGGCGTTGGCATTATTTTTACCTTCTGTTTCTAAAAATAATTAGAAGGTTCCGCCATCAATAACTGAATTGCTAATAGTTACGTTGCTGAGAGATCCACCCGTAATACTTACATTGCTTGCATCTTGAATGGCAATTGTTCCAAGGCCAAGAGTTGTTCTTGCTGCTGATGCATTTGCGCTTGCTATTAAGCTTCTACCATATGCGGTAAGGTCGGCTAGACTTGCTGTGCCAGAACCAGTAAAGTATGGAAGTTTATCGGCGGCCGAAGTTAAGCCAGCTATTGCTGCAAGCTCTGCGTCATATGCTTGTACATCTGTGCCTATTGCTAATCCAAGATTTGTTCTTGCTGCTGATGCTGAAGTTGCGCCCGTACCACCATGACTTATTGATATGGTCGAAGCGTTCCAAGTTCCAACTGTTACTGTGCCAAGAGAAGTTAGGCTAGAATTTACTACAGAAGAACCAAGAGTTGTATTGGAAAGAACTGTAGATCCTGCGATCATATAAGTTTTTCCAGAAGCTACGTCAATATTTTCTGAAGCTGTCCAGGCATCGGTTGAATCAACCCAGTTAAATGTTTTTTCAGTATCTCCTAAAACTGTTATTCCTGCTCCATCGGCGGCTGCATCTGATGGACTTGACGTATTGGCAAGAACTATATTTTTGTCTTCTACAGTTAGAGTAGACGTATTTAAAGTTGTAGTGTTTCCTTGGACTAACAGATCTCCAGTAACAGTCAAGTTATTGGGTATTGTTACGTCATTTGCCAATGAGAATGTCACGTTTCCATTTGAAGCGGAAACAACAATTTCATTAGACGTACCAGTTACCGAAAGGACACCTTCGTTTGTGACAGTATATGTTCCGCCTTCAGTTCCCGTATTTGAAACAGAAATTCCGGTTCCGGCAGAAACTGATTCTACATAATCTCCATTTGTATTTGTACCAAGATCAATTAAAACAGCACTAGTTGATGCGGCAGTTAGTCTTCCTTGAGCATCTACTGTAAAGCTAGGAATATGCGTTGCGTTTCCGTATGATGCTGCCGTTACAGCTGTATTGTCAAGATTAACGGTAACTGCATTATTTGATACAACTGATGTCAAACCAGTGCCACCAGATATTGTTAACGTGTCAGAGCCTGAAGTGATCGTTGTGTTGGAACCTGAGTCTCCAGCAACGTCGAAAGAAGTTGCAACAGCACTAATATTTGAATTTACATTTGCAATTAATTCGTCAACATAAAGTTTTGTTGTTGCGTGTGCGTTTGCGGACGGTGCTTCAACAGATACTGTTCCCGTAAATGTCTTATTGCCAGAAATTGTCTGATTACTGGTTAGAGTTGCAAATGCTCCTGAGCCAGCAATTGGTATAACTGTTGTGGCGCTTCCACCAGCTCCACCTGTGCCTTTTCCGTAGTAAAGAACGTCACCGACTTCATTAAAGGCTAGTTCTGCGTTTTCTAGACTAGATGGGGCGTCCGCTGAACCTGACGCTCTTCTTTTAATTCTTAGTATATTAGCCATGCCTAGAAGTTCCCTCCGTCTACTAAATTTTCTTCATTATAATTAACCCAAGCCGTACCGTTATAACGCAATACTTGCCCACTACTTACTGAATTAATAGTAACATCGGTTAAACCATTTAATACTGATTGATTTAAAATATTAGTTTCTGCTTCTATTATTCTATCTTTAACAGTTAAATGAGATCCAGCTGGATTTAATCCCAAAACTGTTTGTATTGCCTCTACTGCGTCATTTAAATCTGAGTGCTGCTGATGGTGAGGTACTGTAGGCGAATCTAACCTATCAGAGGTAGTTGGATTTACAAAATTATCTAATGCTGAAGGATATTGTATTGGCACTTTCAATCCTTAAATTGATAGAATTTTTGTAGATTCTTCATTCCAAAATATAGTAACAGAACTAACTGTATTTAAACCTGCATAAGGTAAACCGTCAGAAGTATCAATATAAAATATAAGTCTTGCATTTGCGTCTGACGGTTGATACTGATATAGCGCTATTGCGTCAAATGAAGATCCATCATATTCTGTTAAGGTAACGTTGTCTGCATCTAAAATTCCATTAGTGCTTGTTACCGATGTAATTGCTTCTGATCTTCTAACTATTCCATTAGATGGAATATCGGCTACATATTGATCGGTATTTTGATCTGGAGTATATTCTGGGTTTTTTAGCAGAAGTACTTTTAATTGATCAGTTAATACATTTATTTGACCATTTAATAATGCTTCTTTTGCTTTTTTATAAACAAAATTTGCCATTATATTCCAATATCTTTAGATATTTTAATTCTATATTTATAACCCTGTTCAAAATAATTTTTACCAGGAGTAAAATATGACGGAGTTGCATCTTCTAACGACGGAAAATCTACATAGACTTCTGGTTTCCAGGAATGCATCTTTACTTCTGCATTTAGTGTTTCCCAGCGAGAAGGTGCTTTTTGTATTTTCTTTCTTTGGCATTGGAAATATTTGTTTGTTAAAAAGTTTGAGGCTGGTCTTTCGTTGAAAACTATTGCTACTCTTCCATCGTTATAATCATTTTCTAGATAAAATTCTCCATCAGATGGAATTGTCTCTTCAATATAAAAGTTTGGATTTTTTGCTATTATAGAATAGCTAACATCTATATCTGTTTTGATAGATTTATCTTCAATTAAAACAGGAACAAGTCCAGGATCCTGCACCTCTATAGCATTAGGTGTTGCTCCACAATTTGCCCAAGTAAATTCAATTTCTTCTGTAGCAACTACATTGCCCGAAGCATCAACTAGATTTTCTGAAATTATGCAATAGTCTGTATTCTCACTTAACTCTGTGGTTCTCCAATATAGAGTTAAGATTCTTGAAATCTGATTATAATCTTTTATTGTATTAATTGTCTCAAAGGGTGCAGAGACTTGTGTTGGGGTAGCGCCTGCTACAACTACTTTAAAGTTTTCATTCTTTAAAGAAGATATTTTTATTGTTCGACCAAATTTAATGGAAACTGAGTAACAGCCAACAATAGCTTGATCAATAAGATATAGTGCCACTTAGAATCTCCAAATCACTAACTAAATACAATAGTAATCACTTATCCATAAATACTAAAACGAGGGGCCGAGATTTCTCTCGGGCCCCTCGTCTAGGGTTGTAACTATAACTACCCTAAGGTCAGGCCATTTCGTTGGTGACCTGTACTTCGTAGTTACGAGCTAGTCTGACGTTCTTAGCCACTGTGATTCCCTCACCGTCGCCGAGCATTACGATGTCATAGCGCTCCTTCATCTTCATTGCACGGATGTCACGGCTTGGATCATCAAACTGATCTGTGCTCATGTCTTCCTTGACGAGGAGTGTTCCGACTTCGTTGCGGTCAATTAGGAATAGGTCCGACTTAGCAGGTGTTGAACCACTCTTAGCCGTGAAGCTTACGAATGGTGACACTATAACGTTGAGACCCATTGGGGCTGTAGCGTTAAGAGCGCCATCTGCTGACTGTGGACGGTAACCCCAGCTTGTGTTGACTGCAGCTGCGGAGCCACCAGCATGGAAGATGCTATCCTTAAGGAAGATCGACCACATTAGTGGGTGAAGGATGAAGTCTGTTGGAACATGGTTCTCAGCCATCAAAACGGCTGCCATGTCAACAATGTCATCCCAAGTGACTGTATTATTCAGTGCACCGTTGATGTCACGACCAGTTGTCTGGGCGTATGAGCCAGTGTTGTCGTTGTCAAAGACGATTGTTGCAGCGTCCTTAAAACGGCTAAGGGCAATTTGTTCCTTCAAGCGAGCCATTGCACGGCCAGCAGCGCGGACATGGAGGCCTACGATATCCCAAAGTGAGTCAGCAATTACTTCCTCTGTGAAAGCTAGCTTGACACCCTTCTTGGAGACCTTTCCTTCCACCTGCTTTGCAAATGCGAGGGCTTGCTCTGGGTATTCTTGTCCTTCTGGAATCTCGGCAGCTTGAATTGCATTAACTGCTGGGAACTCCAAAGAACGCCCTTTACCAAGGCGAACTGTGGAAAGAAGAGGCGTCACCAACAATTGTGGTTCTGCAGCTTCCTTTAAGGTACGAGAGATAACTTTTGGAAACAAAGCTGCAGCATCGGATGATGCAAATGCCTCTTTAATTGTTACCCTGTTTTCTCCGTCGATGTACCCGTCCTCAGATAATGCAGCTTCCCAAGCTGGGAGCCCAGAGAGGAGTTCTTGGATTGTCTTACTCATCTTAGGATTTTCCTCCTGTTATCTTTCTTTATAGGGTCAAGTTGACGCGGAATGCGCCAATGACATTGTTTACATCCAGGTTAGCGCGTATACCGAGCTTACCACTGTAGGCACCTGAGCGTGTGAGCTCAAATACTGTCTTTAGTGCACCTGGATCTGATGGGAGTTGCATGTAGGAAAGGAGGCCGTCATCAAAGTTCGTTGCGAACTTCTCTACCTCAATTACCTTACCAACTTGCAACCATGGGTAGTCACCTGCATCGGCATTTGACAATGCCACTGGGCGACCCATGTGATCTGCTCTGACGAGTGAACCAACTGCTACATCGGCGTTTACGCCATCAACCATTGGATACTCAACGTAACCATGGGTGATGAAGCCTGCGCCTTGCGAGGTTCCCTTGTCAAATGGACGATAAAGGTCATACTGAGCGCAACCAATTGGCTTTGAGTAAGCTGCTACTGCAACTGTATCTGTTGAGCCTGTTGTGGTGCTTGGTGTGGCTCCATCTAGTGGATCCCAACCGCTCATTGTATCACCCCAGGTAACGCTTCCACTTGTTCCGTTTGCTGGAACAACTCTTGCATCACCATTGCTGTCTGCGACTACTGAGAGAATTGTTCCCTTTGTAAGAACGATCTCAAAGCGGTCATCTTCTGAATCCAGGTACCATGTTGGCAAGCCAGGATGTGGAAGCAAGTAAGCTGCTGGAGCAATGCCCTCAGAAACTACGAAACGACCGGCACCTGTTTTGGCATGTACCTTACGGAATTTTGCTAAACTCATTTTTTTTATCTCCTATCAGATTATTAGAGTTTACGTCTACCCATTAGGGCATCTACGAAAAGCTGCTCAAAGCTTCCTTCAGCTTTGACTTCCTTTTCTTCTTGCTTTTCATCAACTGTAACAACGTTTTGTTCTTCTGCTACAGCCAATTCTGATTCCATTGTTGGAACTTCAAAAGCTTTTGTCTTTTTCTCAGGAAGCTTTGCGAGATCTCTTAAGCTATCGGCCAAAGAAGATGCTGTTCTTGTAGCATGATCCTCGACTAGCTTATCTCTATCGCCTGCTGATTCTAAGCCAAGAGCAATCTTGGTATCAACAACTCTTTCTGCAAGAGTCTTGTGAAGTGCTGCTTTTAAGCGAGCATTTTCTTCCTGCAAAGACTTGATCAAATTTTGACTCTCGTCATCTCCTTGCTCAGCGCCTTCGTTTTCTTGGGCAGTGAGGTCATCGGATTTGATCTCCTCTTTTTCAGGACTTTCTGCATCAGCTTTTTCTTCTGATGCTTCTGGTGACTCTTCGGCTT